GGTCACCTGTAATTTTTCTAAACAGGTCTATCGGAGGGTTTCCTTCAGGATAGTCTTTAGCTACTAATTCTTCTAACTTATCCCTCCATAGTGTAACTTGATCTCCTACAGCGTTCCGTAAGTTTAATTCATTTTCATATAACTCTCTGAGTCTTGGGTCTGCCTCTCCTGCTACTCCATTCAACCATTTTTTAAGCCCTGTAAACTTACCTCTGTATTTACCTGAGTAAAACTGAGGTACTTTAAGCATACCTGTTAGGTTGCCAAACCGAGCTAACGCTTTTTTACTCGCTGTATCAGGACTTAATTGTGAAGCTATAACCTCATCATCGCTTTCCAGTACATCTTCTCCTGTTCTATCGACCCGTGCATCAGATCCGATATCATCGGTTCGTTGCTCGGAACGTCTTCTGTTTCCGATAGAAGGTCTGAAATTGAGGGCATCTTCCCCACGTTCGTTTCGGAAGACTTCATTGGCTGCTGATCCGTAGTCGGGATCTCTTTCTTGGGCTGACCCGAATAATCTGTGCGTTTCTTTTTCATAATACCATAATAGTGCTTGTGCCTCTGCTGGCACTAACTTTGTTCCTGTTCTTTGTTCTAATTTATTAATACCATCAAGCATTGCTTGTCTAGTAAATCTTCTGTGACCTCCTCCTTCTGGATGATCTTTCACATTCACTCCATCCAGATAAAGTTTTAATCCGTTTGCAGCCAAGCGTAAGTCAGCTAATTTCGGAGCTTTCTTAGGTATAAGTTTTTCATCTGTTGGTATTCTGTCACCTGTTTTTTTGTCGTAATAAAAAGATCGGTTTGGTTTCTTGGCAAAATATTTTACTAAAGCAGCTACCACATTATCACGAGTCTCTCCCTTCGGATCTTTTAATCTTGTAGATAACTTCGCAGCAGATAACAAACCACCTTTGGGGTCAGAAGCTACATAGGCACGGAAGGCTCTTGAGAATCTATCTCTCTTTTCCGCCATTACTTTCCTACTTATTTTTTTAAGTTGAGTACCTGTTAACTTTCCAAAGGTTCTTAAAAACCATCTATCCATAGTTATAGAATCAAACTTACCATTTAAATTATGGTAAAAAGAACCTAACTTCGGTCCGTAGAATATACTAAAAGGAACTACCTCATCAATTAGTTCCCCTTTACTCTCTAATATGTCTTTAGCTACTTCAGAATCCACTCCTAGATCTGATACCAAAGCGTCTCTTACTTCAGCTACTGTTCCAGAACGATCAAAGAAAGCTTTTAACTTTTCCCAACCAACTCTCTCAATAAACTTATCAGTGTCCGCTAAGTGTTTAGCTACTTGATCCCCCCTATCTCCTGAAGATCTAACTGCGTTATTTAGTTTACCTGTTTTCTTCCATTCTTTGTAAATATTCCAACTATCTTTTGTTTGTGTTAATACTTTTGCTCCGTTTGAAGTAACTGCTAATAGTATTTTTAGTACAAACGAATTTTCTGGTTTACTTATGTCAGGATCTAACTCTTCAAAAATATCCATTGCCATATCAATCCGCTCTTCATACCACGTAGCGAATTGAGGGTACTCATCTATACTTCTATGTAATAGGTTAGCAACTCGGTCACCTGCCCTACTTACATTCTCAGCATACTTATCAGTGCCTTCTTTAGATTCATTCCAAATAATTCTTTCTTCATCTTTAATTAAAGAATCAAATAATTTGGCAATTTCATGGACTCTGCTTCCTCGTAAACCAGAATCAATCGGATCTCTATCTACGCCTATTGCGTTGTTTGCAAATGTTTCATCGATCAGGCTTTGTGCATCATGAACCCTGTACTCTACACCCGAAACAATGGACGATCTTACAAGCTTGTCTGTAGTAGAGTCGAACCTTTGAGACAATGGTATGATGTTGCCTTCGGCATCTTTAGTTACGGGGTCGGATGACTTTATATTGTTCGGGTTAAATATGATGTATGAGTCATTACCACTGTCCTCAACTTTATTTTTATATACTATGCTATCAAACCCTTTTGATTTCAGGTACGCATCCATCCATTTGGTTTCTTCTGTTACATTATCAACTTCAAAAGCTTCCATTTCGCTCAACTGCCCGTCATATACCATTTCAGTAGACAGATTTCCATCAAAGTAAGCGTCAGCATCTGATTCAAATTCTGGTAAAATACCATCACCTTCAAAGATTTGCCTTAATATATGATCTAACCCCCAACCTCCACTTCCTTCCTCCTCAGATAAACGGAGAGGATTTTGTGTCTTCAAATAAACTGTATACATCCTCCCATCACCAAACTTTTTCTCCATACTTGGAGCTAATTTAAGTTGTTGTGGTGTTGGTCTTTTAGCCTTGATCCGATCTTTAGCAGCTTGTTTAGTGCCAAAATGAAATCCCACATCAGTTCTTGTGGAAGAACTGATCGAACGAGACTCAAAAGACTCAAACTTATTTGCAGCACCAGTACCATGATATCTATTAGTTGGAGTGTACCCTGCTTGTATAGCAGCTCTATCCACCATATCTTGAAGCTCTTGTTTGTTCTTCTCTGGGTCGTTGGCTAACTCTAAGTATTTAGCATCCGCAACAATAGACGATCTTACAATCTCGTCGGTGGTTTCGTCAAACCTTTCAGCTAATGGTATAATATTACCTTCTGCATCGTAAGTTACAGGATCGGATAACTTTATTTGTTCGGGTGTCAGTACTACTATAATTCCCTTTCTCCCCCTAGTAGTTGAGTAGAAGGCATCAATACCAGTAATTTTTTTAAAGGCTTCTAGTACATTTTTAGCTGATGCACCCGTATTAAAAAGTTCCCCCGTTTGTTCTGCTATTGTGTCGTTACCATCAGCTATCATATCAGCAGCAGCCTCAATTCCTCCATAATCGCCTATAATAGTGTCCATTTCATTTGCTTCAGGATTATCTACTCTTAGTTCTTGAAGCTCGGCATCAACTATTTCTTGGAGTATAGGTAATAGTTCCTCACTAGAAAGTGCAGGAGTATCATAAGGGATTCCATTTTCAATTTTCAAATACGCAGGAATAATATTCCCGTTTGCAAGTGCGTATCCCGAAGCCATTGTTCTATTACCGCCAAAATAAAAACCTAATCCAAAAGCAAAACCCGTCCCAGAATTTATCTTATTATAATCAAAAGCTGTAAACTCATTAGGAGTTCCGTGGTACACTTCGTTTGAAGTGTACCCCGCAGCTATGGCAGCTTTGTCCACCATATCTTGAAGAGCTTGTTTGTTCTTCTCTGGATCTTTGGCTAGTTCTAAGTATTCAGCATTTGTAGCTGCATCTACAAGACGTTGCCCTGCAACCTCATTTATACCTTCAACATCACTGAATGGTTTTTCCCCCTCAGTTCTAATCTGACTTGCTAAAAGTTCAAATGTGTTTGCAGGGTTGTCTGGAGAAAACGCTGGTAATGAAGTAACCTCAAAACCATTCTTCATTGCGTTGTAAGCTCTAATCACTCTGTTTGTAGTAGCTGCCAAGTATGGGTTATCAGGCTCCGCTTCAAAGTATCTTCTAAGTCTGCTTATTAGGTTACCTAAGTATCGGAGGAAAACACGCAAAGCACTTGGGTTCTGGCTAAAGAACTCATAGTTTTCTTCACTGGTAAACCCAGACATTGCTTTCTGAGCTTCCATACGGAGTAGTTCTTCTACAACTGTATCTCTTTCACGGATGTCATTTTCAGCAAGCCTTTGTTTAGCTGCTGCTCTGTCTTCGGGAGTCCTGTAATAGTTATCAACAAGCCTATCTTGATCGCTCTTACTAAGGGTATCAAACACGGCTTCACGCTCTCCCCTTGTAAGTATATTGTAAGAACCCTTGTGTATAAGTTCCTCCGTTAAAATTGCTTTAGTAAGTGCTTTACCATTACGAGGGTTTAGTTTATGTATTAAACCAGCTACTTGTCCTTTATTAATTATGATAGACTGAGTTCTAGTATTAAAAGCAAAAGCTGTCTTTGCTTCGTCATCAAATTGAATTTTAGCTCCAAACCCATCTACAATATTTAACATATTTGATAGGTTATCCTGAAACTTTTTCTCTAACTGAGATTGTTCTTCTTCGGATAAGTCTGTATCAGATTCTAACTTTGAGGAAGCTTCTATGTCGTTTTCTATTTGTTGATTTGCTGCTTGCTGTAGTTCTACATTTGGATCAACTACATTATTCTTTTCTATGTTTTCTTCTTTGGTTCCTGTAGCTGCTTGTTCCTCACTAAAGTTTTGGAAATCTTCCGACTTTAATACTTCTTCTACATTTATTTCGACCTCACTGTTGTTAATTTGAGTAACAATCTCTCCTGCTTCTTGTTGGGTGTTTGGGTCAGGGTTTTCTAAATCATTTAAGCGTTGTTGTTTTAATTCAGAACTAGTTTTATTTATTGGTCTTTGTTCAGCTAGTCTAGCCTCTTCTGCTACATCTATTGCGGGTCCAGTTGTAGGTAGTTCGGCTCCTGCGGGCATTCTTAGCAGTTGCCTTGTTTGTCTTTCTACTGCTAACTCAGATAGCTCTCCTTGAGTTAACTGAGAACTTCTTACGTTACTGAGGACATTAGCTGTCAAAGGAGAGCCACTTTCTCTCAAAGCATTAATTAAAGCATCTTCTTCTTGAGCCATAAAAATGCTAGATGCTTCTCTACTATTTTTATTTAATATTGACCTAGCTCCTACAGCCCCCTGACCTATAATACCTCCAAGAAGTCCTGCGTACATAGCCCCCGATATCTTATCAATAAACGGAGTATCTCTGTCTAAGGACGCATCTACAATAGTTTGGTTTACAAACTCATCCAAGGCTTCTTCAACAAATTCTTCTGTACCTGCTCTTAAAAACCTCTGATAAATATCACCAAAACCTTTTTTAGTTATATCATTAAGACGTTTTGTTATGTGTTGTTTAATAACTTCATTTGTCTTCTTTACATTTAACTGAGTTAATGGACTACCTGCCATTCTGTTAAGAATAAATGCTTTCTGGCTGTACGTCATTCCACGTAACAAAGCATCTTCAAGACCACCAGCCCCTACAAAACTAAATGCAGAAGTTATCAAACCAGTAGCTGTACCTGCCCTCAAAGCTGCTCCCAAAGCAGCATCATGTTTTTCTTCGTGAGTACCATCAATGTTAGAATACACTGTCGCATAAGTTCCTCCAGCAGATCTATTAGCTGCCGTTAAAAATAAAAAAGGTGTCTGTGTGCCTCTTCGGAAAAACTTTGTAGATGCTAATTTGTTATAAGCTTTGATAGCATCCATAGTGCCTTTAGCACCTTGTTGCCCTGACACTTCAATAAGCTTCCTAGCACTTATTCTAACTGCTGTATCTCTAGCTGTTTCACCAAATTGTTTCGATAGAATACTACCGCTCATACTTGTCACAAGACCTTTGGTAGTTAACTTAACTCCTTGTTTGCCTGACAAATATGCAACACCACCAACACCCCTAGTGGCTGCACTCAGCATAGCAGTTGCACCTATATCAGTAAGTACTGGTGCTATCATCCCTCCTAAATCTTCTATCAAACCAAACTCGTCCCCAAAAACTTTTGCTACCTCTCTCCTATTTGACCTATCTTGTTCTTGCTTTACTAAATGATCTATAGCTTTTTTATTACCAAATAAAGCAGGAGCTACTGCAACTAAACCTGAAAAGGAATCTTTTATAGAATCCACAAACAAACCTAGTCTATTTGATATACCAGAATAGTTTGAATCATCGCTTAAAAATTTTTCTAATATTTCACCATTAGTTTGATTTTCGTTTTTACCCTGTACCTTGGCTTCTGACCACTCATCCGAAACAGTAGAATCCGAAAACAATTCATCATAACTATCGTAGTAAGACTCATACCACCAAGTTCTGTAATTTTGTAACTGATCTCTTTGATTAGATGTAAGATCTTTTTGATCAAGTGCTTTATCAAATTTTTCTTTATCTAGTATTAATTGTAGGTGAGCTACTGCGTGTCCGTTACCAGTAATTTTTATATTTTCACTTAATCTTTTTGGATCAGATATAAACTTAGCTTCACCAGATTCATACTGATCAGAAACGGCAAATTGTTCTAACACTCCCATGATGTCCTCATCATCAAACCTAGACCTCAGTCCTTCGTTATCTAATATATCAACTCCTTTGTTGGTAGCTGCTAACAAAGTTCTTGCTTTAGTGATCAGGGCAGAGGGATCATTTCCTTCAGTACTAAAATGTTCTTTAGCATCTTTTCTTACTTGCTCATAAAAGTCTTTATACTGTTCACTTTTTGAAGCCTCGGCAAATTCGTTTCTAATTTTATTAGCTGTTATTGCTTTAAATCTAGATACACCTTGTGATAACTCTTCTAAACCTATAGGCACTTGCCACATGTCTCTGTGACGTAAGGCTCCTGCATTTATTGAATCATTTATTGCTTTGTTTTTATCAACAATATTTGATGTTCCAATGACTTCAAAATAAGGGTTACCTTCCGCACTTTGTTTTTTAAGTGATGCCAGCTTTAAAGTTCCTTGTTCGACTAGGTGTTGTTTGGCTTCATTTATTTCCTCAACAAAATCATTTCTTGTATACCCTTTATTTAAAGCATCTAAAAAATTATTTTTAGATTCTTCTCCAAACGCTTGTTGAATTAAAGACGCATCGGTATCCACTGTCCCTATGTCCATAGACATTTTATAGGCGGGATCTACTTCACGTAACATTTGAGTAGCTGCTGCCGTGATACCCATTTCAGTTTCTCTATTTAGAGAGCCTTGGTCCAGATTATATTGTCTGAGGTAATTAGAATACCCCATAACTTTATCAGCATCCGAAAGATCTGCTCCCGAAGTAGAACTCCATTGAGATAATTTTAATGGACCTCCTGAAGGTTCGGTTTGTAAAGACGATGAAGGAAATAATCCTTCAGGATTAAATAACGGTTTTTCTGTCACAGCAGGTATGTATATGTAGTTAAAGTTTACAAAGATTTAGAGTCGGTCAAAAGATCCTGAGAAATCAACTTGTTTGTTTTGTTGGCTTATCTCAAACTTCTTACCAAGAAGAATAGCTTGTATGGTGGTCAAATCAGCTCCTGACTTGATATCGCCTTTAGGCACAATGCCCGCTAATTCTATTTGCTCTATTAAATCTTTTACCGCTTGCTCCTTGTCGTTCCCCTGAAGATCATCATCTTTCGATATAGCCGTTACTAAATCTATTAAACCATCTATTTGCTGTATCGTTGCTTGTCTTCCCTCTTTCCTTGCTTCTCCAACAGCTACTTGTTGTAATGTTTGTATCTGCCCTAGTTGACCTATTGTTCTAGGTTGTAACTTAGATAAGATAACTTGTTTATCTGCTGCGGACATATCAGAAGCAGTAATACTTTTCATCATAGCAGTCAGACTTTCATCTGCTTTTGTAGCTTGCTGTTTAGTTTCGTATTCTTTAGCTATTTTTTGTGTAAGCGGTACAAGGTCTTCTGGGTTTTTAGCTCCCCATAAAGCAGGTATCAAAGAAGGAGTACCCGCTGCTACTGCTTGTTGAGTAAGCGAAAACTTTTTAGCGTTAAGGTTGTTTTCTTTTTTAGCTTTAGAGTCTAACTTTTTATTAAGACTGTTGTTAGCCGTATTAAAAACAGCAATCATTTCAGGGCTACGTAATACATCAGGGTTTTGGAAAATAACACGGTTAAGCTCCTGTTGTTTTTCTGTAGCAGAAACTCCTGAAGACATTAATTTTTCGATACGAGCTGCTACAGGGGCTTTCAAAGCATCAGTTGCTTGAGTTAACCTAGCTTTTCTTTGGGCTTCTTTTAAGTCTAAAAAACTTTTTTGTTCTGCTTGTTGTAAAATCCTTTGCTGTCTGAACTGCGGTTCAAATCTATTTAATAAAGCACTTTGTTGTGCAGAGGGTAACCCACTTAAACTACCTAAAAATTTTTGTTTAAGAGGTGCTACCACTTCTGCGGGGTCAAAGTCGCCTTGTATACCAATTTGTTGCCCCATAGCAATAGCTCTTTGAGCAGCTTCACGAGACTCCCTTAAAGCAGGTGTATCTACAGGGGACTCTGATCGTTTTAACTGTGCTGCTTGTAACGCAACTTGATTAGCAGCCGATGTAAAACCCCTGTCTTTTAAGTCTTCTGCATCTCTTAAAAGCCTACTTGATTCTGGGCCAAGTCTTCTAACAGACTGTGTAGAACGTGATGTAAATGCCATTATGCTCTCTCGTTTTTTAACCTAAATCTTCTCATTCTGTTCTGAGCAGCTACCTCTTCACCACTACGTAAATAGTCTAAACCTGTGACATTTGGTTGGCTACGTTCTCTAGCTGCTGTTGATTGAGTTGTTTGTACATCTTCTTCGTATTGACTGAGTCCTCTAGTACCATAACCTGCAAAACGCTCTCTTTTCATCTGCGCTTCTTTTTCTTTTCTCTTCCGCTCTGCCATTTCCTGATCCAGCTTGTCCATTTCATTTTGCCGTTGTTTGTTTTTCAAATCAGCGTCTGGATCAGCAGGAGGAGTCATACCAGCTCTAGCTGTTTCAGCAATTTTTAAAGCATCTAGTGTTTTTTTTATCCCAAGTGGGTCATACGAAGAACCACCCGATTTTGTTGTACTACCTTTAGGTTGATTCTGGCTGCCTCCTGCCTTTGCAGGTTTAGTCTCTATTTTAGGTGTATTTTGGTTGTTTGTATTTGAAAGTTTTGGTGTTGGAACTTGTTGCTCTTCTTCATCACCCCCTGTTAGTGCATTGAAAACCGTTGGAGCTGTCACGGCTAATGAAATAGGGCTAGTCGCTACATTAGCAGCCCCTTTAACGAACTTAGCACCCCCACTACCAAAAAATTTACCTGCTTGAACTACAGCAGGAAGTGCTGCTTTGGTTTGCCTAACAGCTCCTGCCCCTGAACCCGCAAAATCAGCTATGTTTTTAAGTGCTTGTGTAGCAGTCTGTGGTTGAGGAGGTTTTGCTATATTTAAATTCTTAGCAAAGTCATCAGGACTTTGTGCCATAGTTTTCTTTATATTCGTCTGTGTTCGAGATACGTTTCTACCTCTTGCTAATGCTTTTGAACCCCCTTTACTTAAATCTTTCATTGATTTATCAACCCCCTTCTTAAACATTTTTTTGCCTCCTTCTTTAACTCCTTTTTGAGCTAATTTTTTTAATAGTGCGGATAGGCCAACTCGCCCAAGCGCAATTCCTCCTGCTATTAGTGGTAATGCCATAATCCTATAAATTTACAGCTTTTTCAGGTAAAGGCAACCGCTCAAATCTAACCTAAAGGATCATTAGCAAGTACATTTGTAAGTTGTTTCATAGACCTCCTGCGCCTTGATCCCTGTGCCTTGTCTCCTAAATCAAGAGGCTCTACAGCAACAAGACCATGACGTTGCCTTGCGACATCAATACAGATAAAGGCAGCATCAGCTAAGTCAGGAGATTTTCCTAACCTATTTTTGTATTCTGGTTTGGATTCAAGCTTCATTCTAAGGGTAGAACCTTTAACCATATCGTACTTACGACCTACAACTTCTTGAGCTAATTCATTTGTAATACCAAATAACTGCTTAGTTCTGCAAAATTCTTTACCCACAAACCAAAGTTCAGTAACACGATTGACATATAGTTCATTACCTACCAGTTTACTATTAGTACTGACTCGCTTGTCAGAGGCTTTTCCACCAAATGAAACACGAAGAATATCATCACCAAACTCAGCAGCAAGAATATCAGCCAAAGGACTACCCGCACCTGTGGAGTCGATTCCTAAATTGGCTGGGAGTATCTTCCTCTTCTTGCACTCGTCCTTTATCTGCTGAACGATCTGGTAAGATCGGGGGACGGCTTTGTTGGTGGCATCGTCACTAAGTGATATCGCTTCATCAAGTTGGCAAACAAACTGACCAGACTTATCATAACCAACGTGTCCTGTATACAAGATGGTTCGGTCACCTCCGTTGGTAAATGCGGGGTCGCAACCAGCAATAGGTGTAGGAGTTCCCGCCCATTCTATACTACCCATAGCTCCTGATTTGACTAACTCTGCGTCAGAGTAAACTCCGTCTGTTTCATCAGAATCAAAGAACACAGCACGTACCATTCGGTAGTACCCCCTACTTTCTTGACCAAGAAGTGCTTTATCCTCATCGATTTTTTCTTTTGTAGGTAACCAAGGGTAAACTGTTTCACCAGCTAGTATGTTTGGAGAACGCTCCCCGTCATACCTTTCGTAAAGACCACCCCATTTTGTTTTCCAACTATCCTCAGTGTTAGGGTCAATAGAATCCCAACCCTTTGCTGGTTCACTCCATTCGCCAAAAGCATCCCAACGAGAAGCAGGGTTTGATAAACCAACTAAACTAAACGATGGGTTTTTTGATAAGTTAGATAAACCTGCTTGCAGTATTGCGGTAGATAATTCAGAAAGCTCGTCTGCAATCAGTATAACATTCTTTTGTTTGATACCAATAAACTTACCGACAGCTTCCCTTGTCTTACTACGTTCTGCTGCAATCAAACTCAAACCAGCTTTCTCTATCAGAGTTCCATTCTCATTTACGTAAGCGACGTTACCTATAGAATCTCTTATCTTAAATGGCGCACCTTCTAAAACTGTTAGTAAACTAATAACCGAACCCCATATCCTTTTCCTCGCCTCACGTAACGTAGTCGATGTTAGTAGAACGAGAGTATCTCTGGGCGCAGCTAACCAGTTCAGTATTCCCCATGCAGCCATAGTATGTGATTTACCTGATGAAGCAGCTCCTCCAATAGACACATACTTATTTTTTATAACAGCTTGTATCATGCTTTCTGCCCAAGGATGTTTTACCATTAAGGGTTCAGGAAGCTCGTCATGATTCCAAAGTTCATCGCACAACCTCCAGAAATAATATTCTCGTGCTTTGTCACTTTTGTGATTTGCTAGTCCATACAACAAAGCAGTTACTGTGTTTGTTGCATTTATAGACATACCTCCCACATCCATCTTAGATGTTTTATCATCTATCCTTGGTTCGTATATCCGTAAGGTCTGTGTCATTTAATTTGAAAGATATGTAAATATATAGTATATATTAAGTGCTTTGGCTTATAAATCTAAAAAATCCAAGTTGCTTAAACATGCTCTCGAAATGTATGAGCAGCAATATAAACTTGTTACTATTGCGAAGGAGTTAGGGATCAATGTGTCTACATTGCGTAGATGGTTGAGAGATGCAGGAGCTAAACCTAAAAAAGATCCTCATGCTAACAACCCATCCTTAGAAGAGGAAGAGGAAGAAGTAGAGAATAAAGATCCTTTGCAAGCTACTTTAGATGATAATCTTGAAGGTAAAACAGATGAAGCAATACGAGAAGCTAAACTAGAAGCTCGTATTGAAGAAGATAAAAACCTAATGGATATAGCTCAATCTCAATCGTCACCAGCCGATAAGTATCAATCGTATATGGCTGCTTCTGCAATAAAACTATTGCGAGATAGTATTAAAAATTTAAGAGGTCCGAGAACAGTAAAAGAATTATCTGAGTTAGATCAATTAATCCGTAGGAACTTAGGATTAAATGCAAAGACAGCAGGAGGTTCAGGGAAACTACAAATAGATATTAGTATTTTGAATAACGCAAAAGCAGACCGTGGAGATGGTGCTGTTAAAGTAAACAAAAATAATATAATAGATGTTGAGCCAAACGATGACAAACCCTGAAACTAAAGAAGACATTGATAAACCTGTGCTTTTATTTAGCGGGTTAGAAGATGCTTATATAGGAACAGTAGAACAATACGGTAGACCTCCTGTTGCTTGTTATTCAAAACAAATGACAATAGATTTGCTACAAAAAAATTACAATCTTACAAAACAACAAGCTTTTGAAAGATATGAATATGAATACCTACAAACAAATTTTTGGGAGGGTACGCCATGTTTCTTAGACGATCTATCGGAGTAATGTTTAAAGACAGGGAACCTGTAGAGAATCCCTGTGTCATGGTACGAAAGGAAATGGGTAAAGATTTTACCTATATTGTAGAGCGTAGGTCTGGTACTTACTACAGAGTAATACCTAACTCAGCAAGAGAAGTATTTTATATACAGATGCTTGTCCCAAATGTAGACGCTTTAATACCAGAAGAAGGAGACGGTATAATACTTTCTGCTAAAGCTATAGAACATTGTGATTATAGGAGTTGATAACGGACTCAACGGTGGGTTAGTCGCCATATCAAAAACAACAGGTGCTATCATTGATAAGACAGTGATGCCTACACTTCATCGTTGTAAGAAACGAGAAACTGATACTCGTAAAGTTTATGAATGGGTAATGGCACTTGAATCAGATTTTATCTTTGCTATTGAAGAACCACTACACCATGCAAAAAGCTCACAAGCTGTTAGGTCTATGGCAATATCGTTCGGCAAACTATTAGGACTAGCCGAGAGTAGGCAGTGGGATGTAAGATGTGTCAAAGTACATAACTGGCAAAAGGCTATGTTAGGTCACTTAGCTCCACCCTATGATACAAAGAAAGCTGCATTAGGAGTAGCTAATATGTTAGCTCCTGAAGAATGTTGGTTGAAAAGTAAGCGTTGTTCTAAACCTCACGATGGTATGGTAGACGCTTTTCTAATAGCTAGATACATACGAAAAGGTCACGCTTTAGTAGGGTATGACAAATTGTAGAAAGTTTTTCTTGCCTTCAGTTCAAGTTCTTTTACTATGTGCTGAATGAAAAACCTATTCCCCGCTCAGTCCAAAGTGGCTGACTTTTTTGAGTCACGCTTACAAGAAAATAAAAACACACTAGACTCTAGCTCCGTTGGTACTGGTAAAACTGTGGTCGCAGCCCATTTAGCATTGCGTTTAAAACGCCCTGTAGCTGTGTTATGTCCTAAAGCAGTGATTCCTTCATGGGAAAGAGAGTTAAAGGAAGTAGGTATCGATCCTATATTCGTATTGAATTTTGAAAAGGTAAGGACAGGCAACACCCCACACATGTCTAAAAGAGGTAAGAAGATAATGAATTGGAAAGTGCCTAAGAATACTTTGTTTTTAGTTGATGAGATACATAAATGTAAAGGACCATACACACAAAACGCACAACTTATCATAAGCTTAGTAAAGCAAAACTTTTTAGTGCATGGTATGTCAGCGACTGCTTGTGAAGATCCTACAGAAATGAGATCTATTGGTTATATGTTAGGCTTACATAGCCTCGCTAAATCAGAAAACGGTTTATATAATTGGTTTGCTTGGATGAAATCTTATGGCTGTTACCAAGATGAATGGAACGGTTGG